AGATGACCGCCGAGACCCAGTTTCTTGCGCGCACGGCGAGCCTTGCTGTCTCCCTTGCGGCGATTGCGTCTGCCTCTAGCAGCAGGGTCTCCACACCCTTTGACGCGCCGTTTCCCCTTTCGGTCTTCGCGTCCCAGAGTTCCATACAAAGGACATGCATCATTGGAGCACTTGTCATGGTCGCCCTGACACTCGCCCTTTCTTTCATCCACGGTTGGTTCGTGATTCAAGGACCTTGATTGCCTGGTTGGCTTCGCCCTTGTTGAGCATGTCCAACTTGTTGATTGGTCGGTTGATGATGTCGGCTACCGCTTCCACCTGCTTGGGTCGCTCGCCAATACCGTTGGCCAGAAGCATTGCGCGCAACTTGCCAATCTGTGAACTGGTTGCAGGAAGTGTCGGGTCCTTTATCTGCGGGACATCACTAACCTCAGCAGAAGGGAATGCTTCTTTGACCTTGTCAAGAAGGTTGTCTCCGATTGGGGCTGGCTCCGGCTTCGGTTGCTGCATGGCTTTGAATGCGTCACGCAACTTGGGCATTGAGTCATCCGTCAACTCGTACAAATCCACGCCTGCAGCCTTGGCTACATCTTGTGGGTCCAGTCCGGCCTTGGAGCAGGCAGCACGGAACTTGGTGAGCAAGTCCGCATCTGACTTGGGTTCCTGTTGGCGGACAACCTTGGTCATCTCTTCACGGCTGGGACGTGGCGCCGTCTTCGATTGGAAGATGAAGTTGGCCAAGGCCCTGCCGATTGCCGATGTCTCTGCGTTTTCCACGTGAGACGTTCTGTTCACTGGGCTTGCGTCACGAATCTCTTCGGCGTAGCCAGTAGCAACTGGGCGTGGGTCGGAGATGTCTTTGTAGACCTCTGCTCTGAACACGACCTTGTTGTCGTCGTAGTGGTGGATGGCGGTGAACACCTGCCCGTTCGGGTACATCTCCCAAAATTTGGCAAGCCTCTGCTCCACCGTCTCGTAGTTGTCGAGGTTGAACCTCATTGCTGGTCTCCTTTGCTGGTTGATTTGAATTGCCTGTATGTCGTTTGTTTCCTGTATTTATCTCGGAGGGCCGGGTGGTCCTCTTCGAACTTTTTCTGGTCGAACGCCTTTCTGCTGACGTTCTTCCACGTGCACTGAACGATACCGCCGTGTGTTGCGATTCCGGCATCGCCCATGCGTCGGCAGATTTCTGCCTGCAGTTGGCTGATGTGTTCTTCCATTTCCTTGACGATGTTCTGTGACTTGCGGAGTTGTTCAAGTATCGCCATTGCATCTGCATCAAGTTCGACGACCTTGTCTTCTGCATTGGGGTGGAGTGAGGTCACGTTCTGATACGAAGGGCGAACATCCTCTGGGAACATACCCATGTCCACATAGGACAGCAAGCGACGGCATGCCTCGATGTGGGCGCGCTTCTCGTCGCTGGTTACTTTCTGTGTGTGGAACTTGAGGTCCATGTCTGAGTCAAAGACGCACCAAATGATTTCGTCGGTGTCCGTACAGATTGCCTGTTGGATTCCCTGCCAGTACCACATCACCGGTAGTTTGCCGTCGAAGCGCTTCTTGCTGGTCTTGATTTCGTGCACCAGTCCATCCGGGTTGACGGCGTCAATCGTGGCAATCAGGCGCACACCATCCTCTTCGTACACATACATCTCTTGGGGTTCTTCCAGCGCATAGCCAAGTAGGCGCGATGACCATTCGCGTACCGGACCCTCAAGCGTCGTACCCCTGAGCATTGCTGCGTTCGGGGCTTTCGGCTGCGGCGGTTCGGCGGCGATTAGTTCGGCAACCAAATCGGCTGTCGTTGTATAAGGATGCGCGCCGTGAACGGCGGCTGCGACGCTTGCCGAGATTCTGGCGTCACCGTTTTCATCTTTCCATCGCACCGCCAGCCATTCGGTCGAGCCGTGCGTTGGTTTGTTGATTTTCCTGGTTTTCATTGAGCCTCCTTGACTCGTTATTGTCAGCCTAGCGTCGCCGTCGTCAAATTCCAACCCACTCGGGCTGCGTCAAAACGACGACCTTGTTTACCATGCCGACAGGGATATGGGTAACCATGCCGACGGTTTCCATGTCCGGCAATTCGTCGGGCATGTATGAGCCGGTAATCGAGATGTAGCCCTCGAGAATGTCAGGCCACAAGAAGCCAACGGACACGACATGACACGGCTTTGCTTTGTAGTCCTTCATGTCAATCCAACCGTTGGACGAATCAAAAGCGTCCGTCCAGTAAACAGCAACCAAAGACCAAGGACACTGATTCATGCGTCATACCTCTTGTCGTAGAGCAATGAGCCTACGTCGCTCGGCTTCAAAAGATAACCCCATGCCGGGTTGTCAGAACGCCTTGCAAAATCGCGTGTTTCCAGAGTCTCCATGTTCGCCTCAATAAAACGCTTCAGCCTGTCTACGGACACAATGATAAAGCCCCCATCCATTGAAAAGATGTACACCCACCACTGAGCCTTGGTTACCTGTAGTCCAGACGGAATCCATTTGCCGCAACGCCGGGGATTCTGACGCATCTCAACGGCCATGTTGCCGTTGCGGTAGCGGTCCGACTTCACCTCGAACGAACCTTCAACCAAATTCTCCAGCATCTTGCGAATGCGCTTCTCGCCCATCTGCCCATACTTCAGGTCTTCATCGAAGTTGAATGTGTTGGACTGTATGTCCCAGTCGCTGTTTTTCATTCGTGTTCCCAGTTGCGATGCTTTGCTTTGCGCACCATCTCCAGGCATCCGATGTAACCGGCGGCATCAATGATGTTGTCTGGGACATCGAGGCCGTTTTTCATTTCGTTCATCAAGCGCGAAAGTTTTACGCACACCATGAACAAAATGCCGTCCTCTGCCGTCATTACTTGTTCACCCTTCATGGCGTTGAAGATTGCAACAGTCCTGGAATAATCTTCCAGTGGATGGGCGTAAGTGTTTTGCCTATCGCGCGTAATTAGTTCATGTGCCCGGAGGAGAATCTCCGAACCTGCGAGTTTGTCTGGCATTGTTCCCCTTTACGAGTTGTTCGACTTTGGCTATCAGATTCCACAAGTCGTCTTGCTCGGTCACCCCTGGGTAGACCTTACGAAGAAACCTGCTTATTGCCTTCAACTCCATTTTGCTGAACTGTTCGCCCATTGTCAAGCATCCCCTCCGAGGCATGAGAATCTAGGTGACGGGTGAGCCGTTCGTCAACCTTGTCCACCTTTGTTTCGATACGGTTCTGCGATTTGTAGAGCATGGTGAGGACCCCGCGCACATAGGCGTGGTCGTCGTGGTTTTCTCTCTTGAACTGCTGGAGGACTCCGACGATTACACCTCCGACTGCCGTGACTACGGCAGCCAAGATGAGCGCCCAGCCCCCATCCATTACGCCTCAGTCGGCTTGTTCGCGAGCCACTCTTTGACGCGAGTGGGGGTGTTGTCGCCAGCAACGTAGCGCAGATGCCACGGCTCGGACTGGACTTCCCACGAGAAACCGAACGACTGTGCGTGTTTGAGCAGCCACTCCAAGCGTTTGCCCGAGGCGTTGGCGATGTCGATGGCGATGCCGAGGTTGTGGTTGCTGGTGCCCGGGACCGCCATTGGCGCTAACCCTTTCTTGAGGTACCAGACTTTCCCTTTGTAGATGCGCGGCGTTTGCTTGAGGAGTTTCTTCCCTGGTTTGTCCGTGTACCTTTGGTAGAAGCCGTACTCTTGGGTTTCGAGCGAACGGTACGTGTCGGCTTGGCTGGTTGGGGAGAGGTCGATTCCTTCGGCGTTGGCTGCTGCATCCATCGCTTCGTATGCGTCAGCCGCACAATGGTGGAGTTTGCCTTTGCCTTCAATGCCGCGAAGAAGTTCGGGAGCGAGTTCACCAGGTTTTACCCCTTTCAGGTGGGTGCATAGGGTGACTTTGACGACGGGGTATTTGTCGGGCATTACTTCTTCCCGAAGGCTTCTTGGATTTCTTCCTTTGTCAACTCGCCGTCGGTGGATGCGGCAGCGAGTTTCTGGATGACCTGTACCACCGCCATGAATCCTGCGAGGAGGGCGGACTTGGCGACCGACACGCCGATGACCGCGCCACCTGTGACGGCGGGTAGGGCGTTGGCGAGGAACAGGGAGAACAGGCGTTGTCCGAGGTCGAGGAACTTGGCTACGGTTGCGTTTGCTTTCAACATGATGTCAGTCATCTTTCTCCCCTGTGAACGTTAGGACCGAGTGTAGCACCAGTGCTACGCCTGTCAGCCAGAGTGCTTGACGCAACGTGGGACCCGAGAGGGTGATGAGGACGAGACCAGTGCCCGCGAGGGTCCAGGTTTGGTCAGCGACGTAAGACAGGAACTTCTTCATTATCGCCGTATCCTAGTTGATGCGCCAGCCGCAGTGATTACCGCGCCGATGGCGACGATGGTTCTGCGTTGCCCGACGGGGATGTTCGAGCCGACTGGCACGTAGTCATCCAGCCCTTCTTTGAAGATGTCCACCTGTTCTTCGAACGCTTCCCTGACTTGCTGTGGGGCGGCTTGTACGGCTTCAATGAGGGCGGCTTCTTGTTCTTCGTCGAGGGTGGTTACGTCAAGTTGGGCGAAGACTTCTTCGGCTTGGTCGGGGTCTAGTTCTTGGATGGCGGCGACTATCTGTTCTGGTGCGGCGCTAGAGGTAACCTGTGGTGGTGAGGTTGTTTCTGGCTGGCTGGTTAGCGGTGGGGTTGTTGTTTGTGGTGTCGTTTGGGTGGTTGTTGTTTCTGGGGTGGTTGTTGTCGGAGGAACCGTTGTGCGAGGAAGAGTCGTGCTGCTGCTCGTCGTCGTACTCGCCGTCGTGGTCGAGGTGGAAGATGTCGTCGTCTCGGGTTGAGTCGTCGTCGTCGGAGGTTCAGTAGTTGTAGTTGTTGGCGGCTCGGTTGTGGTCGTCGTGGTTGTAGTCGTCGTCGTGGTTGAAGTGGTA